GGCACCTTGGGCGGACGTACCGACGCCGATTTCAACGATGGTCGACGTGTTCGGCGTATTCGACGGCACCCATGTTTTGGCGCCGGTCAGCGTCAACGACGCGTGATCGTTCTGCACGTACACGCATCGGTATTCGACGAGGCCCACGGCCGATTGCGCGCCGGTGACATCGTCAAAGAGCCGCGTGGGCGCGCTGGTTGCCGATTTGACGCCGCCGAGCGATCCCGCCGCGCTGGCGTTACCTGCGCCGCCGGACAGGCGGACGGTGATATCGGTCGCGACGATCGACATACGTTATTGGCCCAGGAAGGCGGCCACGGTTTGCGGGTCTGCAGTGGCCGGGTCGTCGATGCCGGCGGCTTTCAGGATTTCCAGTTGCTCGGCGGTGTACTGCGGCGCGGCCGGCTGCTCGTCAGCCTTGATGGCTTTCGCGCGCGCCTTGAGGGCCTTGGGGCTGTGCGTTTCCGGCAGCAGGGCCGCAAACATATGTTGGTTCAGGTCGTGCAGGTCGATTGCGGGCATTTCGAGCGCTCCAGATGGTCGGGAGAGAACCGGGGGCGCGAAGCCCCCGGCATCTACGGCGATTAACCGTTGGTCTTGATCGCGACGAAGCGAATCTTCTTGCGCTCGTACACGCGGGTCCAGTTCGCAGCCAAAGCGGCTTCGGCGTTGGTCGGCGAGATGCCCACCATCGACGATTGATTCCACTTGATGCCGCGCGGGTGCATGATGAAATGCTTGCGCATGTACAGCGTGTCTTGACCCTCGCCGTTACCTGCGGCCGGATCGCGGAACGTCTCGACCGGCGTTTTCGGTGCGCCCTCGCCGTAACCGACGGCGCCACGGCCGAACAGGTACGAGGTATAGACCGGGTTGCCGTTGACGGTCGTGACCGGGCAGCCGTCGTCCACGATCACGGTGTAGCCCAGGTACGTCGGGATATTCACCTGCGCGTTCGCGTTCGGGATGAACACGATAAGCTGCTGTTTCTGCAGCATCGTGTAGAGCACCGAATGCATCGCGATTGCGGTCAGGTCGGCAGCGGCGTCGCCCATCGTTTGCTTGGCGGCCAGGACCACACTCGCGCTGATCTTGTTCGCGTCGGCCGGGGTGCCGGCGATACCGAGTGTGACGTCGAGCAGCATGTCGCCCGCGTTGTTCGCCACGTTCGACGCGATCACGCCAGACAGCGACGCGATCAGCGTACGCTGCATATCGCGCTGCCAATACGTCGCGACCAGCTCCGCGATGACCTTCATGGGGTCTTGCGCCAGCATGGCGCTGTTCAGGTCCATCGACGACCACGAGTTGTTGCGGTAATGCTTTTGCGCCATGTCCTTGCCGGTGCCGATCTTGTTCGGCGTGGACTTGGCGGCCGGGTCATCGCTGCCGACGTTCGAGTCCTGGTCGCCCAGGTCCGAAAAGTAAGGCATGTTGAAGTAGTTCGCGGCGCCTTGGGCCAGCTCTTGCACCTGCGGATCCGGCAGGATGACGCCCGACTGATACAGCCGGGAGATTTCCATCGTGCGGTTGATGACGTACGGCGTGAAAATCGCCGGTACGATCAGGTCGGAAAGACGGGTTGCGGACATTGTTTATCCCCTTACGTGATGTTGACGCCGTGTTCTGCGGCCATGCTGCGCGCCAGCGTCGGATTGGATTGGAGCAGCTTGCCTTGCTCGGTCATATTGAAACTTTCCTTGGCCCACGGGTTCGCCGGGCCGCCCGGTTTGCCGTTGCCGTGGGCGCCGCCGCCGCCATTGCCGGGGGCCGCAACAAAGGCTTTACCCTCGTCGCCCTGCGCCCACGCCTTGACGAAGTCGCCGAGGCCCTTGTCGCCGATCTTGGCGACGCGGTTTTCGCCATCGACGGCGATATCGATCTTGTTCCCGGTGCGCAGCAACGCGGCTGCAGCCTTGTGCATCATCGGGTTCGTCACGCCAGCTTCGGTCAGCGCGGCAGCCAGGCCGTTATCGACCAACAGCTTTTGCGTGTGCGCCTGCTCGGCGGTCAACGACGTTTCGGCCGTCTCGGCGCGTTTCGTGGCATCCTTGGCCGTCTTGGTCGCGGTCGTCAATTCGCCTTTCAGGCGGTCAACTTCAGCTTCCAGGCGTTCCAGTTCGGCCGGATCGATGTTGCCGTCGCTCGCTTTCGCCTTCGCTTTACGCAGGTCCGCTTGCAACTGCCGGTTGTTGTCTTTCAGGCCCTTGACGGCTTCGTCGACAGCGGCTTGAATGGCAGACTTGACGTCATCGTCTTCCAGATCGACCGCATACGCGAGGAAGCCCATGCGCCGAAAGTGGCGGACGGACGACCAGAACAGCGTTTCGCGCAGCCACACTTTCAGGCCGAGCAGTTCGATTTGCAGCGCCAGCATCAGCGCGTTAATTTGGAGACGAGTAAAGCGACGCATGGTTTTCCCTCAGGGATAGTTGGCGGCCCTGCCGCAAAAATCATAATCCGCCCCGGGCGGACTGTTGCCGCCATTCTATAACACAAATTTAGTGCGGCAGAGAAATTTTAGTTAGGATGCTTGACGGAGTTTAGAAATTAAACTATTATCGATTTCAACGGTTGCGCACGGTGCGCGGCCGACACTTGGAGAATTACAAAGATGGCAATCATTCAGAAACGCGCCGAGGACTTGAAACCGGGCGATGTTTTGCGCACGAAGGGGATGAACGACCGTGTTGTGCTGGCGGTAACAGATAGCACGAATTACATCGGCACGCACACTGCAGACTTGGGCGCACCGTCGCATCAATACCCGGTTCCCCCGATGCCGAACATGCGCGACACGCTGTTTGATGTTGTCGTTCCAGACGCCCGCGTGACCGACGAGGAACTTGATGCGCTACTCGCCGCAGGCCGCGTGCTGGTCGGCATGATAGATTCCGGAGGGATATGGGATGAAGCGCTTTCCGATGCGGATCACGCCAGCGTGACCGCAACGCTCCAACGCCTGCGCCCGTCCGAGCCGCCCACGCTGGCGGAAGCGCTCGACGCGCTGCTGACGTCCGCCGACTACATCGGCGTTGACGTTTCGCCCGAAGATATTGACGGTAACGCGGCGGCCGCCCGCGCACGCGACGTCCTCAATCGTGCCCGCCGCGCCGGCCTGCTGCCATGAACGCCCGTCAACGCAGGGTTGCGCGACGTCGCTACGGTGCGATTCGCGTATGCCTCGACTGCAACATGATCCGCGACGACCAGCATGCGGTCTGCCCGGGATGCTGCGGCGTGCGCGCCGACCGCGTGGCGCTTTCCCCCGATAGCTGGATCACCCGTAGCGTTTCCGCAGTTCCGCCAACGTCAGCGGCCGCCCCTTCTGGTCGACCAGATCGCGAAGCGTAATTTTCCCGTCGCGCCATAGCTGCGCACGTCCAGGCCCGAGCAAATCGTCAACAAAGCTCGGGCCTTTTTGTTCCTGGCGCTTGAGGAACGCACCGAACGACATGTCCGCCGCGACCGGGCCGCCCGTGGCGCTGCGCGACGTCGTGCTCGGGTCGAATTCGGGCAGATCGATCCCCAATTCCTTGAACGTGCGTGTTACGGGGATTTCTATACTCCGGCAATTCCAATGCCGGGGAACGCCGCCGTTGTATGGCAGGTTGTTCGGCCGTTCTGGCACGTAGCCGGGCAGCTTCCACGCGGCTTGGCTGTAGGCGATGCAAACGGGCGTCGTGTGGCCGTCCAGGGTCGACACCTGGCGCACGCCCTTGATGACGTCGAGGTTCGCCTCGTTGACGCTGCGTCGCGCGGCGGCCGCCACGGCTTGCACGCTCGTTTGTACCAGCGCCGCAGCGTTCGCGCGCGTCACGTCCATGACGCCCCCGGCGTACGTGTAGACGCGCGTCCCGTCGACGACCTGATAGCCGACCGCGTTGCCCCGGATGCGCCGGATGATCTGGTCGTTCGTCTCAGCCTGCGCGATCCCCTGCGCCACGGCGTTTTTAAAACGGAACGCGGTATCGCCGGCTTGCCGTGCCCACCAGTCGGCGGACGGTGCGCCCTGAATCAGCGTGTTGTCGACCAGCTTGCGGAGGACGGTCGCTGTCGGCAGGCTCGGTGAGATGGCGCCCTGAAACGCCGTCTCCAGGCTGGCCACGTGGGCGGCGGCTTCCACGCGGGCGAGGTCCGCGAGCTGCGTGTCGGCCCGGTCGCTCGCCTGGCCGTAGTAGTCCTCAATGACGGCTTGCGCCTGGCGCAGCAATCGCGCTTTGTCCTCGCGGCTCGTGTCCGTCAGCGCGCGGCCGCTGTTGAACAGGATCTCAACGAGATTTTCCTCCATTGTCCGCAGCAGCGACAGCACGGCGGCGCGCTCGCTGGCCGTGAACCTGAACAGGCTCAACTGTTGCGTTATTACCTCATCGGCGAGTGCGTCGTCTTTGGTCATAGTTG